ACGTAAGGAGTCGTCGGCAGCGTCAGATGTGTATAAGAGACAGGTACATAGGACAAACGCCATCGCCAAAGGTGTGTCATCAAATTGATGGGCCATCAGGGCGCTCACGATACTATACTGCACCATTCGTATCTCTTGTCTCGTTTTAGACATTGATCGCTTCATGGCTGCTTTGGATTTCTCCAAACCCAAAACAGCTGTACTTATATTTCGTATCTTCGCGGGCATTTCTGCCGTCTTCATCAGAGCATCTTGAATATCTATGGATTCCACAAACTGTTGTTTGATCATGGGCTCCAAGTATGTAAAGTAGTTAAACTCTGGATCCAATCTGAGACATATTCCCTCTATTATAGAGAATGACTTTGCTAAATATATAAAACTTGATGGTACAACAAAAGGTTTTTCCGCCGCGAGTTGTAGGGCTATTTCATCGTTGGCAAAATTGGACCCATCGAGGGTCTCAAGGTATCCAAGTACCGATTCAAAAAAGAGTTCTATGTCGGAGAGATCCGATGTCATTGGCACTATCACACCGAGGGTCACGAGAACTTGTACGATCCCCTTTGTGTCCTTGTTAATGATACACCCAAAGAGTTTTTTGAAACCATCGCGAAGTTCCTCAGAGAGATTTATGATGAGACCGAAATCATAGAAGACCAGTTTCCCTTTGGGGGAAAATCCCAAGTTACCTGGATGTGGGTCACCGTGAAAAAAGCCCTTGTCCATCGTTTGAATGACATAAGAATTGATGAGTGCCTCACAAATCTTCTTTTTGTTCACAGAGGGATTTGTGAGTTCTGTGAGTTTCTCAGATTCCACATATTCCATGACGATCATGTCATCGGTACAAAACTCTGTATACACCTTTGGAACTTTGACCCAACTCACATCCTTCATATTCTTTCTGAACCTCGTGGCGTTCTCAATTTCTTGTGCGTAATCCGACTCGCCCAAGAGATACTCAATAGACTCGTTGAGAACAAACTCTGAGCCATTCCCTGTGTCAACTCCAACTCTCTCTAAGAAACGAACAATCTCTTTGACATTGTCTGTATCCGTCTTCATAATGTTATAGATGTCAGGTCTCTTGACTTTTACAATGACATCCTTTCCATTCTTTAGGGTAGCTCTATGTACCTGACCTATACTGGCAGATTTGAATGGTACCTGGTCAAACTCAGCAAAGTAGTCTAAATTTACAACATCTTTTACAACATCATAATCCACTGGAGGTACATTATCTTGGAGGGATTCCAACTCTTTCGTAAACTCGGGTGGGTACAGGTCACCCCGCGTTGATACAATTTGTCCTAATTTTACAAAAGTTGGTCCAAGATCCAAAAGTTGATCCCTCGTCCACGCACCAAGTTCAGCCTTATCTTTTACAAATGTATTCTTCCATACAAATTTGGCGGCAAACTTCCAGGTCTTTACCTTTTGGGCGGGTGGTACCTTGAGTGGTTTATGGGTCGCGACGCATAGCATCCTACTGTACACACATCTTTTAATTTTAATATCTTAGATTACTATAAATGCCAAAACTCAACAGCTTCCTTGGACCCGTCAGTACCCCAACTGAAGCCGTGATCAAAGCCCAACCCATCCTCTTCACCCTCATCATCTTGTACCAGGGTCTCTTCGCTGGTAACGCGATCAAGATCCCAAAGAACCTCAAGACCCTCTTCAACAACAAGGTTTTCCGTTTCATCTCCCTCATGTTGATTGCCTTCAGTGCGACCCAAGACATTGAGTATGCGATGATCGCCACCACCATCTTCATCTCTCTCATGTATGCCATCAAGACTCCAGAAGAACGCAAGGAGACTGGTTTGATTTAAATTATCGGCTAAAAGTAGAATGAAGATTCATATTGTTGGTGCCGGTCCAACCGGTATGTCCCTCGCGTGGGAAATACTCAGGTCTGGGGATCATGACATTACAATCTATGACAAAAAGACCTCCGCGGGTGGATCTTGGTGGGAACCCGAGGAGGGCCCAAGAGATCTTCACGCACATAGGATAGTTTTTGACAAGGCGTTCGTCAATACCCAAAGTCTCTTTGAGGAGATGGGGATCCATTGGAATGATATCTTTGAACCAGTTGAGAAGGATCTCTATGGCTTCATTCGGCGTTCCCTCCAACTGAAAGACTATGGTGCCCTCACATCCCTCGCTGTGAGGGTCTTGGCACAACCAAAAAAGTACAGAGGGGTCTCCCTCAAGGACGCCCTCGGTGAATTGTCCGATGGTGGACGGGCAGTCCTTGAGCACCTCCCCCTCATTATGGATGGTGTCACGTGGGAAACTATGAGTGCCTATGAGTTTGTGAAAAGTTTTGACTATGTGGGTCTCTCCAAACAATATACCCAAAAGGTTTCTGGTCGGGTGATGTGTCACGCGATGCAGAGGGCCCTCGAGGGGGTTGGTGTGGAGTTCCAATTTGGAAAGGAACTTGGCAAAGTTGAATATCTTCCCAATGGTTTTAAGGCTGACTTTGTGGATGAAACCCAAATTGATGAGGGTTTATTGTTCCTGTGCCTCGACAATAGTCCAGCCCTCAAGTTCCTTGGAGACAATTGGGGACCCGATGCGGAGAAGAAGGTTCGAGAAAGTACATATGGATGTATAAATGTTCTCTTTGATTTTGATGAACCCGTGGAGTTGGGTGACGACCTTGAAATCGCAGCCTCAACGAAGTGGAACCTCCAACCCGTTGTCCTCGCGGATGGTCACACGGTCTCGTGCGTGATATGTGATCTCACCGAGGAAATTCTCACAACACCACCCGAGGAAGTGCGAGTTCGGGTCCTTGAACAATTGGACGTCCCCCTCCCCAAGCAAATTAGATTTGGGTGGGGTGCCGAATGGGATGGAGAGCGTTGGCAATTCTCCCAGTCATCGGGGGTTCTCAGTCTCCACGGTCAACTCCCCTTCTACGGCCAATGTCCCCACGTCGCGATGTGTGGTATGATGTCTCCCCGTGGTACCCCATACTCAAGTATTGAGGCGGCGGTTGAGGTCTCACGATCCCTAAGTCACATCACATTTGGAACCCGAGAACCATTGAGTCCTCTCCTCCTCACCCAAGTGATATCAGTGACACTTTTGGTGCTTATAGTTTTAATTCTTATGTATCGTAACAGAAACCAATGAAGTTTCTAGCCCAAGTCCATACACCCATGTATGACCACAACGACAAGATGTACATTCGTTTGGTCATTCCTGAGAAGTGTGCTCAAATTGTGCAACGAATGCATAAAAAAGAAGTGAGAGACAATCCACTCGATGGTCGTATCCTCACTGTGAAAGTTCCATTCCGATACAGACGGGTAATGTGTGAAGTCCAAGGACAGCCCGTACAAGCTCTAACGATTGGAAGTGAAGTTGAAGTTGAGGTGGAGTTTATGGGTGTTTGGAATGTTGGAAATTATTCAGGCTTCTCTTGGAAACTTGTCTCTATTAAAAGTTAAAGTCCAATATATAGTAGATGTTGACCCGCACTGGGTACCTCGTGACCGAGGGGCCAATTACTGAAATTAAAAAGGATCTCACAGTAAGAGCCCAAGTGAATGGGGACTACGGATTTCCTCCACCACCTTTTAAGGTTTTCAGAACAGCTAAGAATGGAGTGTGCGTTCCAAGATTCTACGGAGTTGATAAGGTGGGAGAACCCAAGGAGGATCGCCGCCCCCAACCAGCCCGAAGCAAAGCCAAGTTTGTTGGACAACTCAGAGACGCAACCCATCAGAACGCCGCACTTGCTGCGGCTCTTGATGCAGGCCATGGAGTACTCTCCCTTCCATGTGGGTACGGTAAGACGACCGTTTCCCTGGCGATAGCGTGCGCATTGGGCTACCGCACGATGATTGTCGTACACAAACAGTTCTTAGCGGATCAGTGGCGGGAACGAATTCAACAGTTCTGTCCAGGTGCCACGATAGGTATAGTTCAACAGGACAAGAAAGAGACGGATTGTGACTTTGTGATAGCTATGCTTCAATCTCTCTCCCTCAAGGAGTACTCTTTCAGTGATTTTGATTCTGTGGGAACTCTCATCGTTGATGAAGCCCACCACATATGTGCCAAGGTGTTCAGTCAATCCCTCTTCAAAATGTGCCCTAAACACATCTTTGGTCTCTCTGCGACACCTGAGAGGAAGGATGGTCTCACGAAGGTGCTTCATTGGTTCATGGGTCCAACATTCTTTGCGGTTGAGCGGAAGAACCAGGAACAGGTGGAGGTTTTCCCCGTGACCTATGAATGTTTCAATTACAGAAATCCACCACCCTCCATGAGAAATGGAAAAGTCTCCATGCCCAATATGATTACAGAAGTTGTGGAGGACCGAAAGAGAAATCAAATGCTTGTGGAGCTCATTAAAAAGGCTTCGGCGGGGACGAGACAACTCCTCGTTCTCAGTGACAGACGTTGGCATTGTGAGATGCTCCACCAATGTTTCCCCAAAAACTCGGGTCTCTACATGGGTGGTATGAAGGAGGCGGATCTCCAAGCTTCCTCCAAAAAGAAGATCATCTTCGCAACATTCAGTCAAGCCCACGAAGGCCTTGACATTCCAACCCTTGATACAGTCATACTGGCATCACCCAAGTCTGATATAACCCAAAGCATCGGTCGCATTATGCGAGAGACGAAGGGAAAGAAGAACAACCCACACATCTATGATATCCATGATCCATGGTCACTCTTTACGGCGATGTACTATAAGCGAATGCGAGTGTACCGCCAGGGTGGTTTCAAGATACACGGCAAAGTTGCCGAGGAAGAGAAGAAGGACTTCCCTCAGGGAAAGTGTCTGTTTTTATAATCTAAACAATAATTAAATGTCTGGTGCATTGATTCAACTCGTCTCAAAGGGTGCTCAAGATATGTATATAAACAGTGAAGAGGGTCACTCATTCTTCCGTATGAAGTTTACGAGACATACGAATTTTTCCCAAGCCCCCAAACTGATTAAGACAATCACAGATAAAGATCCAGTTTTTACCGTCCCAGTTTTGGGTGATCTTATTAATTGTCTCTGGTTTGAGGGTCTCGATAAAAACTCAAATGTTTCTTCAAACTTGTTGTACAATTCAACGATCGACCTCTTTATTGGAGGTCAAAAGATAGACTCACAACACTACGATTACTATGCCGACATATGGCCAAATTATCTCGCGGACTCGTGGACGAAACAAGAAGAACTCACAAACAAGACGAGCATCTCAAATAGAAACTTTCAGCCACTTCACTTTTTCTTTTGTGATCACGGAGCCTTCTTACCTCTCGTATCTCTGGCACATCATCAAGTTGAAGTTCGAGTCAATTTTGATGAAACAAGTTTAGTTGGATACGGCACAACACAGAAACGAATCAATGTATATGGGAACTATATATA